ATTTAGCTTCTACATGCCGGGTCGTAAGAAACCTGGCAGCGAATCTAGCAGACTTTAGATATACCGATATGAACTATTTTGTGCTTGATGAGAAACGTCCTGAACCTGGTACCGCAAATGGTACCTATTGGCTTGGACAGTGTCAGTGCAAACTTCGCAGAAACGGCTCTGGAGATATATCCGATGTACCTGAGTGGCCAAAAGCCCTCGATCGCATCGGTTTCCATCCGGATTTAGCGACAGCATGGGACTTAGTCCCCTTCTCCTTCGTTCTCGATTACGTAATCCCTTTAGGGAATTACTTAGAGTCTTGGCGCGGTTGGGTGTCAGAAATGACATTTACCGGCTGGAAGACAATAAAAGTCGAAGGAACCTTTCATGACTCTTGGGACGTAGGTTATACCTATGAACCTTATGAGTTAGTTTGGAAATTCGAATATTTCGAACGAGGGTATGAGAACCGTACTGTATTAGGGATTCCCCCAGACTCTGACATTAGACTTAAGGCACCAAGCCTTAAAAATATGATAGATATGTTATATCTATTATTGTCTAAAGCAAAGTTGACGAGGTAACATGAGTGTGTGTGTGAAACATCTAGGAGAGAACGGATATGCCATTTGGCACAATCACTGTTAACGCCGTTGCATATGAACCAGCTCAGCCCGGAATTTACCGGAAAAGCGGTTCTACATTCAGCTCTGTAGCTGATGAGTTTCGATTACGTCCTTCACTTTCTAAAGGGAAGGACGGGAAACTCCGTGCAAGCGTTTCACGTATTTTTGAAAAAGACGTGACTCAACCCTCAGGAGCTGTAGTACGTCAACAATTAATTGTAACATTCAATGTTACAACATCTGTTGACTTTACTGCTTCTGAGATAGATGCTCGGGTATCCGACATCTCTGAGTTTATAACTTCAAGTACTCTGAACCGCATGCTTGCAGGCGAAGCTTAAATTGCTTTCGTCTCCGCTCAGTGCCCCTTAACGAATTAAAGGACTTGAGCGGTGGCCAGATTTAACGTACCAATTTCTTTTAAAATTGATACTGTTGAAGTTTTAAATCGATTGGCATACGAATGCTCAATCGACCCGGTCACTTTAGATTATTGCAGGTCTCGTCTAAAAAACGAGGGACTAAAATTTCTAACTGTGACTCTTCCAGAACTATCAAAGGCTATCATTGTCTCCCTCGAAGAGGGTTTCTTTGTTCGGCCTACTAGTTTTGCCTGGAAAGGTGCTCTCCTCAAACATTTTCCATTGTTATCTGAAATATTTGATAACAACGGGCTTGTTAGGGACAATTCGCAAATATGTTGCATAGCTATTAAGCAAATGCGACAATTTTGTGAGTATTTCTATAAGCTCTCTATGGATTTTTCAGAGGAAGATCTTGTAAAAGCTGAAAATAAATTTCTAAGCCATGAAAGATCCGTACCTTCTGTGGGTGAATACGACGTCGATTTTATCGATCAACTCCGTAAGGACTTTGAAACGTACTATCCTCAGATTTCATCCGCATCAGTACACGACATATTATCTGCCAATCCCCCTAGAAGCGGGAGTGGTACATATTCCAGTGTACAGTCAAGTGAATACGGTGCAAAATGGTTTACTCGCCGAATATATGATATTTCGTCGCCTGAAAAATGGCGTGATTATGCATATAGTCGCCGCGAAACTCGTTATTCACCGTGTCCAATGTTCAAGGACGAATGCGATAGGTCTCAGGTACTATTTGTACCCAAAGACTCCCGCGGTCCCAGAACAATTGTTAGAGAACCATTTCTCTCACTTGGCTATCAGATGGCGTATTTCGATTTCTTATCGAAATCGCTTGAAAGAGCTACGCGCCATCGGATTAATTTCCAGGATCAAACAGTCAATCAAAAATTGGCTGAAAGTTCTTCTATCTCAAAAGGGTATTCCACATTAGATCTAAAAGATGCTTCTGACAGCACATCTGGTGCTGTCGTCGATCATATTGTTAGATACTCACCTGGTTTACGTGCATTTATATCTAGAAGGACGAGAGTAGTTATACTCCCATCTGGAAAGAAAATTAAACTACGTAAACTATCAGGTATGGGATCTGGTTTAACATTTCCCACGATGGCCCTTTTGATCCATTTAGCAATCGTACGGTATATAGTCAACATGACAGGTTTTTCTTACAAACTTGTAAGCAGTCATGTATACGTCTATGGTGACGACATTGTCGTTCCGACAGATTGGTATGACTATGCTGTTGAAGCTTTATCTAAAGCTTCATTCCAGGTTAACTTAAAGAAATCTTTTCGCAAAGGTTTCTTTAGAGAATCCTGTGGGGCTGATTACTATTATGGGCAGGATGTTTCTTTTGTTCGATTAAAACTTTCTGCAACTAGGAAAAAGAAATTCCATCGTGGAATACTTTTTCTGAAATCACAGGAAGCGCTACATGAACTTGATGTACATGCAGCAGAACTTATGAAACACGGAATTAATCAGGTAGCCGAGTATTACTATCAATTAATTGAAAAGATAGTAGGAAGGTTACCTATTAAAACAGGCGATGTCCCGTTTATAGCGAGATACTCTTTCGTTATGCCGGAATCGTACTTCACTTCACCCACTCTTTATGAGAAGATAAAGTGCGTGCAAGTTGTTCCGAGAACTTATGAAGTGCATGATCGTGAAACATTTTTCTTGAGTGCTCGACTAAGAGATTCAAAGCCGGCCACTTGGGAAGATTTATTTTCAGAATCATGTAGGGATCACCATCGTATATCTATACCTCGGAAAACCAGGTATAAGTATTCAACAGTAAATCCTCTCACACTGACCTAGCAGTGTCCATGCTTGCATGGTGGGAACTAGGCCTTTGCTGTCACGTGTCAATTTTATTTACTCGTCATTTTTCTCTGCTTGTTTGAAC